ACGATTGCACATCAGTTTGAATTGAGCGAATTGGCTGCTGCTATGGCTCAAATTGATGATGGTATCGGTGATTTAATGGCCGCATACCGTGAAGAAGTCGGTGTTACTCACGCAGAAATGATGAATCATATGCTTTTGACTCCTCTTGAAAATATGTCTGCTTCTTCTAACACTATGGTTACGGGTATTGAGAACAACATTACTTCTCTTTACAAGATTGTTTCTAACGAAGCCGAATTAGCAAATGCTGATAATGGAAACCTCTTTGACGGTGTTTATACCGACTCTGGATATGATAATATGAGAATCCTTTATGGTAAAGACCGTGATGATGGCCTCACTTACTTGGAGTCCTATGTGGATTACGGTGATTACGGTGGTAGCCGACGACCTCTTTCCCTAAATATGCTTAACACGGCTCTCCGTGAATTGCAAATTCGTGGTGCTTCGCCAAAGGTTATTCTTACGGGATATGATACTATTCAGGCTCTCGGAGAATTGCTACAATCTCAAGAGCGATACATGGGTAGAACCGAAGTTATGCCTACCGTAAATGGTATTAAGGGTGTTAAAGGCCGAGAAGTTGGTTTCAAGGTTGCTACTTATCACGATATTCCTATCATCCCATGTAAGGAAATGGGTTCAACGGGAAGCGGTTCTGGACTTTCGGATATTTTTATCCTTGATACCGACCATTTCCACTTCGCTACGCTCAAGCCAACCGAATACTTTGAAGGTGGTATTGATTCGGGCGACCCATTCGGTGTTGGAAAGTTGGGCAACCGAGGTATGTATAGAACCATCGGTGAAATTGTCTGCACTTGGGTTAGAGCACAAGGTAAAATTACCAACCTCTCTTGAGGATAATTGGTAAATTATTAAAAGGTGATTAAATGGCGAGCACATTAACATTACTTGCAGACCATCTTGGGTCTACCTATCCTCGTGTTTCAGGCATTGAATATGTCGTGGATGCCGTTTTGGAAATTACTGATTATGCCGTTGCTGGTGAAGTGCTTAATGCTTCTGATTTTGGTTTGGGGACTATTACCCAAGCCCTAATTTGTGGCTATGAAAGTAGTGTTATTGTTCCTAAGATTCTTCTTGATTCTTCGGGCAATTATACTTCAACTTCATCTATTACGGTGTTAGTCCAAAATCCTGACGGTGCTGACGCTGATGCTATGGCTCTTGGTCTTGATGCTTTGACAGACTTAGGGTTTGTTAGACTACGAATTTATGGACAATTGGCCTGAAGGTGATAAACATGTTTCGTGTTAGACATACATTAAGTCCTTGTAGGATTTATGGAACGCTATATTACCCTAATACTTGGTATGAGGTTTCCCGTCAAGTCTATAACAAAGTCCGAAACGCTAACGGTTGGGAAGTAGAAAATCTTGAAGAAACGGTTGAAGCACCTGCTGATGAAATCGTTGAAGAAGTCGTGGAAGAAACCGTGGAAGTGGTTGATGAATCCATTGACTTAAGCACTTTGCTCAAGACTGAACTTCAGGCTCTTTGTGATGAAAGAGGAATTGAATATAAACCTCTTGATACAAAGGCTAAGTTAATTTCCCTATTAGAAGACTGAATGAAGGAGAGGTTTGTCGCTACTTTAATAAGTGGCGGCATTCCTCCCTTAATTTAGAAAGGTGATTACATGGGAAGAATCCAAAGTAAAAGAGTAACCGCAGACACTAATATTGTAGAATTATTACCAAGTTCGCTAACTTCAAGAAGAGACAATCCTTGTGTTTTTAGTGGCTTTGTTTTTAATGTTATTGACCCTACCGCCACTATTGGTGATGGTGGACAGAATCAAGTAGTATCTATTTATTCAGATAATACAGGAACAGGCACTACTAATCTTATTATGAGATTTACATTAGGATTGTCAGCATTAGTAACCAATTATGTTTTTGAGTTAGGAGATAATGGTATTCTTTGTAAAAGCGGTCTTAGAATTGAATGTGATGATTGGACTAATCTTGAAGCCTTTGTAATGTATTGCTGAGGCGGTATAGATGGAAACAGAAGTTGGCCGCTTGCGTGGCGTATTTGATGATGGTTTTTTGTGGGATAAAAGCGCAGCATTAAATTTATTTTACAATTTTTTAATGCCTAATATTCTCACAAATGGCGGTAGTGTAAAGCAAAAACTTGCTAAGAGAAGCATTATTGCTTGGGCTACTTCTAAAGAAGATTGGAGTAGACGAGTCCCAGATTTTAATATTAATACTTTTGACTCTATCAACGAAGAAGCATTAGATATTTTACTAAATACTTCTTTAGGAGATTTAAATAACAATCGTTATTATGAAGATAAAGATGGAGAACAGGAAGAACAAAATTTTGATAGACCCAATGTTACAAGAATTAATAGTAAAACGGGAGAAACAGAAACTATTACATTACAATATGGTAAAAATTTATCCAATAAACCAAGTCTTCAAATTGAAACTGATAAACAAAATCTTTATTGGAGTTTGAGAGAAGAACTTAAAGTAGCAAGAATAAATGCTAAACGCCGTAAAGAGGAACTTAAGGATGCTAAAGAAGAAATTAGAGAAGCGGCAGAAAAGGATTTAGCAGATGCTATTAGTGAGGTAGAAGAGTTAGTGAAAAAATTAGATAGCACCAGAAAAAGAGCATATAATGATGATATTACACTTCGTCAAGTTATGGAAAACGACCCAAAGGTTGAACAATTTTATTCTGTTATTGAACTTTCTGGTGAAGGATTAACTGACAAACAGAAGGTTGCTTTAGGCATTGTTAGAGAAATTACTATGACTAATGAGGCTCGTTCTAAGGCAGAATATGAAAAAATGTATGGGTCTTCTGAATTATCATATGAAGAGTTTAAAGAAATAGTTGAGAGGAAGGAAAGAGAATATATTAAAATGTTAGGAATCCCTGTATTAATTAATAATAAATTTGCTCAACTTTCAGACGAAACTATTGATGTTGAAGTTAAATTAAATAATTTGTTAAAAGATAATTTTGGTGTGCTTAGTAATGAATTTGGAACAATCGTAAAAGACCTTAATTATCCAATTACTATTGGAGATAATACATATAATAGTTATGAAGAAGTAACTGAACATATTAAAACTATTTTAACAGACATGAATAAACTAACAAGTTTTTTTGAAATTCTTATCAGAAGATGGTATGATAAAAATGTAGCCCCATTATTAAATCAGAAGGCAGAATTTACAATTACTGAAACTACCCTTGAAAAGCCCGACCTAAAGGATAGACCTGTTAGAATTAGTAAAGAAAATTTACTTAATTATGTTACTGATTGGGAAGAAAAACGATTAATTACTGATGATGCTATTAACATTTCTGGAGATTCAAGTGCTACACAAGCAAAATTAAAAATTAATTTAGATTTTAAAAATAAATTAGTAAGCATGGAAAGTGCTTATGCCGCAGAAGTTGGTGCTACTTCTACTGATGTAATTAACCAAGTTAAAGACAAAAGGGATAAAAGTGGAGATATTGAAATTGACTATGTTATTAATTTAAAAGGTAATGAAGATTTCAGTAATGAACTTCCAATACTTGAAGCACAAAATATTTTTAAAAGTGTTGGGCCAATTTTAACAAGATACGGAATGAGAACCAAAACATCACCAGACGAAGCGGCAAAAAATTCTGCACGAAAATTCTTAACGAGAGGTAAATTTAAAATTCTTGTAGAATTTGCTACCCTAATGAAAGATTTAAAAGAAGCCGAAGAAGCGGATTTGGGTAAATCTTTATTTGACGACAGAACTGAAAGATTATTATTAAATTTTAATACAAAAAGATTTTTCAAAGGTGATGAATTTAAATATGATTATTTAACTTTCATTGAAAAACTTACTAACAGTAGAACAGATATAGGAAAAAATATTATTAAAGAAATGGAAAACCTAAGTCTATTAGCAGGATTTTTGGATATTTTTATTGAAGATAATATGGATGCTATTCAAAATTTTGTAGAAGAAGATGATGAAGACCTTTCTGGATTATCCGAAGATGATATTAAGGAAAGGTTAGAAGAAAGAGAAAGAGAATCTATGCGTTCTATCGCTGAGGAACAAGCAAGGCAAGAAGCATTAGAAGAAGCAGAATTAGAAACTGAACAAGAAGAAGCAGGTTCAACCGATGAGGAAGGTGAAGGTAGATTAATTGGTTCAATGGTTGAGGATGCTGGCGAGGAAATGGAAGAAGCAGAACAAATGGAAAACAACCAAAAGGTTGTTGAAGCCTTACTTAGTATTATTGACGATAAAGATAGTTTTGATAAGGGCGCATTGAATATTCCTATGCTAAAAGATAATATTAAAAGTGCAAGAGAAGCAGCAGAAACGCAGATTAACACACCAAGTTTTAGAAAGTCAATTAAAAGATTTGCTCAATTGTTAAAGCAAATTTTAGAGAGAGATGAAAAAGTTTCAGATGCATTTACTATGGATGATTTAGAAAGAGATACGGATAATATAATTGAGTTAATTAGAAATGTTGAAGGGGATTCTGTTAATGAAGAAACAAGAATTGCAATCAAAGAATACAAAGTAATTATTACAAATTATTGGAACGCTATCCTTAAATCAAAAGATAATAAACTAATTGATAAAAGTAAATTAACGGCACTAATACCTTCATTAAAGTTGGAAGAAGGTATTGCTGAAGATATGCAAAGAGATAAAAATTTCAATGATGGTCGTTTAGGTAGTATTACCTTATCTTCCAAAAAATTAATTTTGTCATTGGACTATATGAACAGACAAGCACAATTGAAAGGAAAAATTACTTGGACTTCCAAAGCAACCTCTACAATTTCTTATAAAATTCAAGGAGGAAAAGCACCAAAATATACAGGTGCATTAGGAGAAACTCCATCACAAAAAAAACTTAGAAATAAATATGTCACCTATGATGGTAGAGAACAAGAATTATCATACAGGTCTAATCCCGTTGATGAACTTCGCTACGAATTTTACCGTGAAGTAAGGAAAAATATGCAGATTTTGATGGGGGTTATTAAATGATTATTAGACCATCTGACACAGGTTTAAGTAATCTGGATTATGATGAAGGAGTTGGACATTATACAAACATGACTAAAATCACAGACCTATTAGGTATTGCCCCATTTACTACTGATACAATTCCTACCTTAGCCACCATTGGTGAATATATTAGAAGAGCCGAAGATTATATTGATGAATATACTAAACAATCATGGAGGCCAACCATTGTAGAAAATGAATTCCATGACTTTGATTTTGATTGGGAAAGAATGTATCGTTATAGCAAAGACTACCGACATACGGATTATGTAGGTTTAATTAGACTACACCGAGAAGATATTAGAAAGGTCTTAAGACTTTGTGCATGGAAAGGAAATGCGTGGGAAGAGTTAGCAGGTGCTACTGCTACCATTAACATTAATGATTATACCAATATTACAAACATTGTTTTAACTTTACCCAATGATGGTCAAACTTTTACATTAGAACCTCATGCTACTAATTCTCATACTTTTAACAATGTTTATGGTAATGTTACTACGGCTCAAGAAATTGTTTATTTAATTAATGAACAGGTTCCTGTTAATACAAGAGATTTTACAGGGTCAAGCGGTAAAAAGGCTTTGAATGGAAATCACGGAACAGGTATTAGTAACTTCTTTTATGCTTCTTTAGAAGAGGATAACTCAATTTTAATTTCTTCTTTATTGCCTTCCGATGATGGTAAAAATTGCACAATTACTGTTTCTGGTAGTGGGCTTTCTAAGACTGATTTCGCAGATAATGAAAATCGTGGTCGTGATAATGATTGGTGGTTAGACAACTCAACGGGGACTGTTTTCTTTAGAACTACTTACCCATACCAAGTCAAGCATTCATTAAAGTGCACATATCAAACGGGCAAACAAACTATCCCTGCAATTATTACAGAAGCGGCTACAAAATTAGTAGCGTGTGAAATAATGTCTGCTGATGATAATACAGTATTACTTG